TTTAAATGATTATCGGTTCTATCAATTAAAGTAGGTTGTTGATATTTTTTAGTTATTTTAAATTCACTAATCCTAGATACTTTTAAAGTGTCTTCACCCTGTATAACAATTAAAGGATCTGCAAGCCTATGGTATCCGTATAGTTTTTGTTCTGCTGGTACATCTGTATCTAGTAATCCGCTAGAAGATGCTACTTCTATTTGTATATTTTTTTCTATACATTTAGATAGCCAAAACTCAACACAACCTCTTCCTGCCTCTGCAAAATGCAAATTACCTTTATAACTAAAATCTACTCCAAACAATTTAATATTTGATACTTCGTTCCAATATGCAAAGGCAATAGCATAGGCAACCGTATTGTTTAAATAATAACAATTAGTGTCCTCTATTACTTCTTTGATTGGGTATTCAACCAAACCAGGACAACGATCGTCTAATTCGCAAGTATATATTGGGCCTTCATGTTCTTTTAAAAGTTTAGCCATACTATCGGTTTGACCGCCTGCATCTTCAGTATCTAAAAACCTAGATGGTGGATCCATCATAAAAACTCTATCGTGATAAATAACAGATCCAACTCCGTTGATAGCCCATACTTCATCAAAATGAACCCCATGTGATTTTGCCAAGTTGTAATCAAACCAACTTTTTCCTAAACCCACAATAGCAATAGTCTTGCCCTTAAGACTTTTAATTTTTTTCATGTACTCTCCTTATTTTACGAAACAGAAGTTCGTAAAGAATCATAACGGTACTCGTCTCTTCTTCCTCTTGCCTCTGCTTGATTTTTTAATCTTAAAACTTCTAAATTAAATCTTTGTTCATATAACTGCATTAGATCGGCATCACCTTTCATAAAAGTATATGCTTCTACTAAAGCACCATAAAGTAAACCGTTTCTGGCGTTATTAGACAACCAAGTTCCCGTAGTGTCTACGGTTAAACTGTTTGGTTTGTATAAATAATGCAATTCAACTGAATAATCTGCATCTGGAACTGGAGATACAATTAAAGTAGATCCATTATTTGATGCCGTTGATAGTTCTTTATCAAAATCTGCATAATACAAAGGTTTGCCCCTTGCAGATATGTCTGTTGGGTCTGGATCATATTCTCTGATAAATGTAGTATGTTTTTTATCTAAATATTCATATGCCCCTGCACTATCTATAAGCGCTAATGAAAAACTTAACTGAAAGTCTGTTGGAGCAGTTAGATAAGTATTNCCNGTTGTTAAANNTCCAGTAACATTTTTTCTAAAATAATCTAANTGTATTAGTTCAAATAATCTGTCTTCGGCATTAATAATAAAATCATNTAATGTAGATACNAAAGTTGTTTCTTCGTTTTCTACGTAGTTTTGTATTAGAGTTTTTAATTCAGTTAANGTCATGATGTAGTAATTGTAACTTCACCTAAAGATCCTGTCACTTTCTCTACNGTAAAATTTGNAGGCAAAGTAGAAGGGTTCATAAAGTCATTTTGAAATATACTAGAGCTAGTAACAACAACAAAGCCTTCTCCAACCTCTAAGTCATTATTTGGTCTTGGTTTATATAAAGCTTCAGGATCTGCTTTAACGGTTATAGGCTCTAGTTGTGGATGTTTTGGCTCATAGCACGTAGAACAAACCTTTAGACCATTCCATTCTTCTTTTAATTCATGAAGTTTGTATTCAAAAGCACAACGGTCACATAAACCTTTAGCGAATTTACCAAGCGCGTAAGCCATATTAGTTCATCCTTAGATTAGGTCTAATTCTAAAAGAAGCTCTGTCTTCGTCTTGATCAGCAGCTCTTCTAAATTCCTCTTCATATAAAGCTTTTAATTGTGGAGTAAGTTGTGGGGATTTTTTAAGTGATAGGTAATACGCTAAACCTGCAACAAAACAAGGATAAAACCTAAAAGGCATATCCATAGTATTAGTAGCTTTATCAGCATCATCCATTCTAACAATTTTGTTGAATACTAAAATATCAGTAGAGTTCTCTGGTGCTGGCCATACTTTTAAAACAGGAGCAATTGTCTTATCAAGAAAATATTGAGAAGGTCTTGCTTGTGTAGTTTTGTTAGGAATATTTAGGTATTCAGATCTACCTATTCTGCTAATAGAAATATCGGTTTGGGTACTATTAACCGTTCTCCTCACAACCACATCTAATATGTCTATTATATTAGCGTTTAAAGTATAGTCCGTAGTCCCTTGAGTAACCGTTTGAGTATCTTGAGATATTGTCCATTGATTTAACCCTCTGTTAGCCCATTCAGCCAACATTAAGTTTATGGATCTCTTGGCAGTTTTTAAGTCATAACCAGTTCTAAGTTCTAATCCACATCTCTCAAATGCTTCTTCTATAAACTCAGCTACATTAGGTTCAAAGTCTGTACTGCTTGAGGTTGCCATTACTCATCCTTGTTATATAAATTATCAAAAACCCTATTTACATCTAAAGTGTAGTCTAAATCAGATTTAGAGTAATGTATATGTTGAGACGGTTTAAAATCAGGCGCTCCTTCTCCTGTAACAAACCAAGCAGGATGTGTGACTCTTACTCTATTATTTGGAAGTGCAACTATATTGCCTGTCCATTCACCAGCATCTAACAACTCTAAAACATGACTACTTTTATGTTGTGCAGGATCATCTGCTATTTCGTTTTCGGCGTAATCAACCGTAAACATGTATTTGGCTGGGAATATTTGACCGTCTATTTTAGCAAGCCAAGGGCAAGGTGTGGCTCTATCTATTACATATACTGCATTGTTATGTGAAGAACAATCCCAAGGTTGTGCATCATGAACTGACATAGGTTTTGCAAAGTCTTCAACTAATGTATCTGCAACTAATCCTGTAATTGGCATTCTGGCCCACATAGCACCACCATTTATATTACCCTCGTTCCAATCTTCACAGTTGGATTCTTCTCCGGTAAATATTATGTGAAAACTTAAACACCTGGTAGGCATGGTGGTAACACCAACCGCCATAGCATGAAGGAACTCTCCATGGTATTTTTCGTGATTATGAGTGTACTCTCTTCTTACCCAACATTTAAAATAGGGTATATTACTGTAAAGATAAGCCACTAACTAAGTTAGATCTTCTCTTCTTCTATTGGAGAATCCTGCTGCTACAGAACTTGCTACAGATCCACCTTTAGATTTTTTCATAACAGCTCTGCCTTTTGACATTTTCATCATAGTTCCACCTTTGGACTTCTTCATCATAGTTCCGCCCTTAGATTTCATCATTTTTTTGCCGCCTTTTGATTTATAACTAGCCATTATTTTTTACCTTTTTTAGTAGTTGTTTTCTTAGCAGGAGCTTTTTTCTTTGGCATATTGTAGTAAATACGGTCATCAGAAACAGGCTCATCAGGTCTAACTTTAGCGTCTAACCTTGCTTGTAATTTTGGATTTTCAGATTTTTTCTTTGGCATAATTTTTTCCTAACTAATAGTTGTAACTTTGCGTTTATCGTTCATGACAGCTCCACAACCTTTAGCTATAAAACCACCACGTTCAAGTTTAACACGATTCTGTTTCTTCATAGATTTTTCAATAGCCATACCTCTTTTTGTCTCATAAGAAGATAATTTACCATCTTTATTAAGATCAGCTTTAGATTTATTTTTTATCATACTTCCTCCTGTACTTGCAGAAACTCTTGCTGCTTTAGTGTTACTTACTACTGTTTTTCCTTTACTACCTTCTGATTTCTTTTTTTGTGCTGTAGCTGCTCTTTCTGATTTTGATAGACTTTCTGCTTTTGCTCTAGGCAAGCATCTATCTGGATTTTTTTTATCTTTGCTAGTTCCGCAAGAACCTAAAATAGAACCATCTGTTCCTATACGAACCCAATCTTGCCCAACCCAATCTTTTAACTGTCCCATTATCTTACCCTATCTGACATTATACTACCCTGTCCTCTTATTGGACCGCCAAATCTTTTTCCTTTTCTTTTGCCACCTTTAGACTTTTTCGCATAGTTTGGATCTTTACAGTATTTAGATGCAGCCATATTTGCATAAGCAGAAGGGTATGTATCAAAGGTGCGTTTTGCCCAAGCTTTTCCTTCTGGACAAATTTTACCGCCACTTTTTGCTTTTTTAGCCATTAACAATCCCAGTCTTTTCTGGCCCAATAATTTGCGCTACATCTATCTGTAGTACCACTTATTCCGCCACTTCTAGCGCAATAAGATTTTTTTCTTGATTTGGTACCTTTGTGCATACCCAGTTTTGCATCACCAAAGGTTATACGTTTAACTCTAGAACTTTCGCTGCTGCAATTTTTGACAAAGACTTCTTTACGTTTTTTACCGTAACCAGGACTACCTTGTGAGATAGCCCTTGGTCGGTTAAGAGTTACTGTTTTGCCTTTGTATTCAGCCATTCATCTTAGCTGTATTCTTTAATTAAAGTTAATACTATAACGTAAGAATCTCCAGAAGAATGACCTGTAGTAGTAAGCTTTATATCTCCTGTTTTACCAGAAGCAGCAGCAGTATTTTGTATACCGCCAAAGCCTGTAAAGTCTTCATCTGTCGTATAGTCTGAATTAAGATCCCAGCAAATAGTATTGGTAGTCGCATGCCATAAAAGTTTGACACTCATGCCAAAAGTTGAATAAACAATCCTTCCAAGCTTTACGCCCGTACAAGTTTGACCGTTAGCGCTATTAGTAGCTAAAGCACTAACGTCTATTTTTGTGACTGCACTTTCACCAGTACCATCAGATGTGTTAGTTAGCTGTACTACAGCTAACCTATCACCATCTTGTATGGTTGTTGTTGTGACTGCATCTGCCATTATCTACTCCTATCTTTCGCAGATTACGTTTATGTAATCAATTGTCATAGTTTTAGCTGCTGCTGCACCATTTTGAATGCCAAAAGATACGGTTAACTCTTCATCATCTGGCAAGTTAGTGTTAACTACACCTACTGGAGTAGCAGAACCTACAAAGTATGAAATTTGTGAAGTATTAGGATCTATAAAGAAACCAACATTGACAAATGTATCATCAGCCAAAGTAGTAACCGCTGCTGTAGTAGTGTCAGTACCGTCTTTTTCTATATGAAAATCTAGGTTTGTATCACCATCGTCTTTCATAAAATAAACACCATCTGAAACAGCAAGAGGTGTTGTATCGGTTATTTGTAAACCCATAACAACATCAGATTCCGTTGCATCACTTACTTTAAACCTAGCTTCAAAGAAAGCTCTTTTGCTGCTGCTTAAAGAAAATGACTCACCTTTTAATTGTAAAAAGTCTAAATCATTATCACCTGCTGCATTGGTAAGCAAAAGCTGACCACCGGCTCCAGATGTTAAGGCTTCTGTAGCTGAACCTGTACCTGCTTCAGTTGTAGTAATTGTAAAGTCACCTGAGTTATATGTCATAAAATCATTTGAATATTGATAGAACAACGAACTAGACGGATTTACTTGGAACATAGGAAGATCCTTCTTATGTTTAGTTGACGCACTATTACCTGCGTTTAGTATTAAGTTTTGGAAATGTGGATTAGCCATTTTGAACTCCTTATATTTGTATTAATGGAAACCGTAAACGGCCCTCATCAAGCTAATTAATTTTAAACCAATTTTAGTTTACACCTGAAATATAAATGTCGCAAGAAAAAGGGAGCCAAAGCTCCCTTTCTTAATTGTAGTTGAGTAATAAACGCTACAATCAATCGTTCATTTAAGCTCCTTGAGAACCGTAAACGGCTCTGAAGTTTGAATATCCGAATGAATATCTCTCTCTAGCTTTGTATCTCATGTTTCCAGTATCGAAATCACCTTCTAATGCAGTTTGCATAGGAGATCTTTCAAAATACTTAAATCCATCAGGACAGTCTGTTTTCAAGAAGAAAGCATCTGTATCTGTTAGATAATGATTTACAACATAGCCATCAGGAATCATTCCCTGATTTCTAATAGAGTTAATGTCATTGTCAGATGTTCCTACTCTCCCTGGGGTTTGTAAGAGTCTGTCAGCAACAAACTGCAACTGAGGTGGAACAATTAATTTCATTCCTCTTAGTGCAATATTAAGACCTCTATCATCAGTAAATGTAGAGATATTAATTAATGCATCTTCAAGAGAAGTTTCATTAAGATCTGCCATAGTTGTAGCTCTATTTGCTAGTGAGCCACCGCCGCCTAACGGGTGATCTGTAGCGATTAATACTTTGCCATCACCGCCAGTTGTAGAGAACGCATTGTTCAATACAGACGCAGCTTTGATTTGCTTAGTATTAGCCATAGATCTCGCTAGTGCTTTAGTGTATCTAGCACCAAGACGATCATACAAATTATCTTCAACAGCTTCTTCTGTTAGTGCGAATGCTAAAGCAACCGTCTCGTGGGTATAACGAGAAGTATAACCTTCGTTAGCATTGTCAAATCTGACTCCGCTACCTTCTGATTTTACTTCAGCATTACCGAACCCAACGATTAAAGTTTCTTCTTCAAACGCTCTATCAGAACTCTCTGTATCATATATCTCTGCATGTTCTGCTTCGTACCGCGCATATTCCATACCGAACAAGGCGTTTAAGCCTGGCTCTAGTTCTTTCGCTAATTGCGACCTATTTATTGCCATGATTAAACTCCTGTAGGATCGACATAGAAATGCTCATTAAACTTCACAATAACATTCACATTAGCTGAACCTGTTGTGCTGTTGTCTGGATCAGAGGAAAAGCCCATGATTCTGAAAGTCGCAGTTGTTGCGGCTGTTGTTCCAGATAATTCTACTGCTGACATACCAGTTTTGGTAGATCCTGCGGTGTAAGAAATATCTGCATTTAAGCCCACATCAGTTTGCGCTGGAGAACCGGCACTCTGAATTTCAAATACAGCATTAGGGTCATCTTCTACGAACGCTACAATATCAGCCGATACGGTTCCATTAGGAAAATGTGAACTAAAAATAGTATCACCTGAAGAGTTTGTAAAAGAACAACCTCTAAAAATTCCAATAGATTCATCACCAGCAGCAGAAACTAAGATAGTACCTGCACTAGTCATTTTTACCAAATCGCCTGAAAAAATATTCCCTGAAGCGCCTGAAGCAATTTTATATTCTGTCATTCCGCCGTTGGCGACTCCAGAACCTAATTTTCCTACAAGTCTTGCTCCAAATGGGGCATCTTTGTTAGCCATAATAAGTTACCTATATTATTTAAAATTAAAAAAAATGATGATCAACTACGTTGACCACCGCCAAAAGTTACTTTGCTTGACCTCTCCGGGTTCAAGATTGGAGAGTTTGGATCTGATTCCCTTAAAAGATCATTGTCTACAGCATCTTGCTGTGTAAGCGCACGACCTTCAAAGTAGGAGTTTCTTTCTTCGCGCGTTTCATTAGGAATCTTAGCCAGCAGCAAACCGCCAACTGATACTACTCCTGCATGTTTACCGTCATCTAAAGTAGGAAGTTCAAATCCATCTAACTCCTCGGCCCTAACAAGGTCGAAACCTTCTCTCATCCTAGAAGTTACATTTTTTCTGTCTTCGCTACCTGCGATTTCAGCTCTGATCCACCTGTAGGTATAACCTTCAGGTGCAGGAGGAGTTTCCAACATTGATGGTGGACTCCATGGTTTGCGAGCAACTTTTTTGGCTCGTGTGTCGGCAGAACGCTCGGTTCTGTTTAAATCTTTATTTTCTTCTGTCATAGTTTTACCTTTTAACGTATTTAGCGTACTCACCTAAGGGTACGTTTAATCTTTTAGCCATTTCAACCTCAGACGGAGACAATTTAACTTGTCTTTTATTTGAGCCAGTATTACCAGCTACTCTACCTGCTGAAGCCACTTTTTGTTGAGGCTTAGATTTAACAGAAGAATCATTAAACTTCTGTGGGAATTCATTACGAATCCTCTTATCAACCTCACTATAGTACTCTGCCGAACCTTCGTCAAATCCTTCATCTACTAATTGATTGTTAATTGCCATAGCTCCCATAGTCATTACTTCATCCTGACCAAACCATTCATTGTTATCAACCCATTCTTTATCTCTACCAACTAACTCTGGCGCAACATTTTGTTGCACTTGATTTCGTACAGGTTGAGTAGGAACGTAATTTTGATAATTAGTTTGCTCTTCTGCTTGGTACTCTAATTGGTTTTGTGAAACAGACACTTTGTTTTCTTCTATTGCAATCTTAGACAAGACCTCTTGAGCTTTTGCAACTTTTTCATAGTCTGCAACTTCATGAGCATTTTTTAATGCCGCTAGTGCTTGTGCTTTTTGAGATTTAAGTCTGCTTTCTGCTTCTTGTAGATATGATTTATCTAGAGAAGTAGATCTAGTTTTTAAATGTTGGTTTTCTTCTGCAACTCTTTTTGCATACTCATAGGCAGACTCTTGACCTCTTTCGGCCTCTCTTAGTTTGCGAGTAAGGTTGCCAATCCTTTTCTTAACCTTTTCAGAATAGTCTTCTAACTCTTCAGCAGATTTTTCTTCCGGCTCTCCAGAAACATCTTCAATAGCTTGTTCAGCCTCTTCATCAGTTTTTTCTGTTGTAGCAAGGTCTGCTATTTTACCGCTAGGTTTTTCTTCAGGTAGATCTACTTCAACGACCTCACCCTCATCTACTAGCTCTTCTTGTTTTGCTTCTTCATTCATTTTTTCTCCTTATACTGCAAGGATATCATCAGGATCTAATATGGTAGCTATCACTTCATCATCGTTAATGATTCTGCATTCAGATTCATCTCCAAGTCTAAAACGAGCGCCAGCATACCTGCCGATCAATACCCATTGTTTTTCCTGACACCAGGCTTCAGTAAACTTACTGGAGTCTTTATAGCAATCAGGACCCATTTTAACGACATAACCCACAACGGTTGCTAAAGATTCTCTATCAACCTGTGACTGTACTAGGTGTATTCCACCTTCTGTTACTGCTTTTCCTTTATAAGGAAGAATAAGCATCCTCCAACCGCTAGGCTGGGGCATTCTTTCTAATATTGATTTATCAAGGAGAGTTGGATCTAAAACCCTAGCTGTCTGTTCTACATAAGGAACAATTTCTTCAACTGGCGGGGTTTCTTTTATTTCTGGAGTTTCTGTTTTTGGAGTGTTTTCTTTTTCTATTGCTTCTGCAACATGTTTAGGTACTTGTATCTTCGACATCTTCTTGTATTTTTCCTAGCAGTTCTCTAAATGAATTTTCTGTGTCAACGAGAGAACTGTAACGTCCACACAAATACTGATATTGAGCAAAATCTTTAGTGCCAGCTAAGACTACATCTTTTACGCTTTCCTTTTGGGCCTCAATTTCTTTTAAAAACTTTTGGCTTATCCAAACTACAGACACTTAATAAATACCAGAAAACTTACCGCCGAATTCAGCAGCACCCATACCTCTAGCTTTACCTTTACCCATTCCAGGTTTAGGTGTTGTATTGGCATCAAAAGTTCCTGCATCTGTTTTAAGAGGTGCAGAACCTTTATTACTATAACTAGCTTTATTAACCGTTACAGTAGGAGTTTTCTGTTGTTTGATATCAGTTCGTTTTATCATGGTTTTAATTATTCAGTACAACTAAATTATTTGCAAGTTTTTATTTACCTTGTCCTCGGTACTTTTTTTTAGTTTTTCTTTTATTAGTACCTGCTCCTCTGCTTAGAGGACTGTTACCTATAGAAGTTTTTTTCTTTACACCTTGAAATTTATTTATGTCAAAAGTTTTAGGCACTACTGTTGTTTGTTTGCTTGTTCCATAAGTTTAAACCTTGCTTGCTGTTCTAACCTAGCCCTAGCGGTTTCATCTCTTAGATCTGCAATATCTTCTTGTGCATCAATTCTTTCTCTATCAACATTAATTCTTTGTTGAGATTCTTGAGCTTTTCTTTGTTCAGCAGCTAAGAACTGTTGTTGTTCTATAGAAAGTTCTTGTCCTTTCAAGGCAAGTTCTTGTTTTCTAATTGCAACTAATGGATCTTCATCCTGAGGTGATGCAACCTTTTGATTATATTCAGTTAATAATTCAGCGAGTATTGGTGCTGAGAATTGTGCCAATATATCTCCTGCCTGCAAAGATAAGCTTTGTGCTTCTTCAGGTGAAGATTGTTGAGCTTGTTGTTGCAGTTGTTGAAACTGTTGCATAGCTTCTGGTGGCATTTGTTGCTCACCCAATATGTCAGCTTTCATCTGTAGATGTTGCATGATATGAGAATGTATCAAAGCTTGTACTTGAGCGTTCATTTGTACCGGAGGNGTGTTTAACAAAGCCATATGAATTGCAATATGAGCATCATGGTTTTGTTGTGGAAACGCTTGAGCTTGTTGTCCTAATAACAATTGATTGTTTTCAAACCCAGCTTCTATTGGAAGAGGATCTGTAGGAGGTGGAGGTGTTAATATTTGTTCTACGTTATCTACACCTATTGCAGCATACATTCTTTTGTAAGCTTCATAAGTACCGTTAGGCCCATGTACTTGAGGATTAGATTGTACTAATTGCATCATCTCTTGGGCCATAGCAATTCTTTGAGATTGACTAAATATATCAGGATTAGATATTGGGAATATATCTACTTTTTCATCAAAATCAGATAGCTTGATAGTTGTTTCATTATTAGCTACAGCGTATGGATATTCTTGCGGTAGGTATTCTTTAAATACCTTTGATAGTATTTTAAATTCTTTCTTTTGTGAATTATGTAAGCGTTTGTGAATAGCAGACAATACCTTTGTAGATCTTTCTAGTAACGCAAGCGTTGTACCTACAGGTGCGTTTGGATTACCTTGTCCTGTATTTATTTCAGCTATAGATGCAAACTTTTGTCCTGAGTTAACCAGTATGTTTAGTAACTGTAGTAGCGTTCCACTTGGCTCTTTAAAAGGTAACGGTTGTATTGAATCTCTTAGAGATCCACCAGGGGCATCTACGTCTCTAAACTCACCTGGCTGTATAGGAGTATCTTCATCTCTAATTCTAATGCCTCTGGTCTTAAAACCAGCAGGTAAGTTAGCTAGAGTTCCAGCATCAATTAATTGTCTCATAATTGAAGTTGATGCCTTTGATAAACCACCAATCATATGAGTTAATCCAAAGCCGTAGAATCCTAGACCTGGCAAAAACTTAAAATGAACAAAGTATTCTATTTTATTTTTTAACTCATCATCTTCTTTGTAGTTTCTTCTGACAGAAAGGATGTCGCTTGAGCCAGCATCTATAGTAACGATATAAGGTAGTTTGATTCCTGTTGGCTCACCTTCTTCGTCTATATCCTCAAAGCCTTCTAGCTCAAGATTACAATGTACTTCGTATAAAAGCGATACTTCGCCATCATCATATGAAGGCTCCATACCAGAAAGCTTGTCTATTTCCTCTTTAACACCGCTATACTCATCAGTACTATCACTAGAACTTATATCTACTTTTTTATAGAATCCTAAAGATTGTAGTTTTCTTACTTCATTCTCGGCTATTTTAATTACATTCGTAATTCTTGGACATGATTCAAGATCAGTCGTGTAGTAAGGAACTATTAGATCTTCAGGTGCAATAAACTTAGATACGGCCCTACCCAAAGCCTCATCATAATAGACTTTCTTAAAAGCAGATCCTGCTAAAGGAAGATAGAAAAGCATTTGATCTAACTCTTCATCAAACTCTTCCATTACATGAGTAATTTGATAGTTCATAAACTCTTTTACTCTTTGTGCTTGTTCTTCTACTAGAGAATCATAGGCACCTATGACTTGAGTTTTAACTGGACCACCAGACGGTAACAGTTCCTTATAAGCTTGCGCTTGAAAGGTTGTTACGGCTTCACCTAATAAAGGGTGAATAACACCACTTGCGCCTACAAACGGTTCAGATCTTTCTGCGTCAAAGCGCATACCAAGATACTCTAAACCGTCTTTATATGTTTTTTCCCAATCTTCTCTGGAGGATTTGTCTTTTTCTATTCCTGCAATTAATTCATTAGCAATATTTCTTAGCTCTTGAGGATCTAAAACTTCAGCTAAGTTGCTGTCAAAATCTGTTTCAATCTCTTCACCCATTGATTCTCCAAGAATAGCGCTACCATCTTCTTGCATTTCAAAACCTTCAGTACCTCTTTCTCTAATTGCCTCTATAGCAATTTGCATATCTTCTTGACCAAGCGGTACTCGGTTTTCTTTATTTAGTACTGTTGGGTTTATATCTTTTTCTATTGCCATAATCCTAGTAGTATACTCTCCTTACTGGTGCTTTCTCTTTGTCTGAGTAATCATCATCAAGGGAAACTAAACCACCCTCCCTAAATCTCATCAGAGCTTGCGTCATAGTATCACATAGGTCATCATTTTTTCCAAAAGGAAAAGAAGCGCACTCTTCTATCATTTCCTCTGCAAATTTCTTTTCAGGTGCATATACCAAACCAGACTCAAAAATAGGTGCAACTGAATGCATTCTAGTAGATTTGTCATGTCCTCTTGTTGGAGAGTAGTTAACTACCGGTATGCCTAACCTCCTAAGTTCGTGTGTCAAAGGTGTTCCTGATGCTTTGGCTTCTATCAACACCATATCCGGTTCCCAGTATTGATATTCTTCGTATGCCACACGTTTTAGTTCTGGAAAATCCCAACGATCTTTCTGCGCATCTAATAAGATAACGCAATCAGGAGAGTCTGGTGTAGGTCTAAAAACACCCCACGTTGAGATAGCAGAGTAGTCTGCGTTTTCTTTCTTACTAAAGGCAGTATCGTAGCTTTGTATAATGTAGCTTACTGGAGGCAAGGTTTCGCTTTCCCAAGCATTCCACCACTCTCTTTTAACAATAGATCCTTCTTCAGATGTTGGAGTCTGCATCCATTGTGCATTCCATTTTTGTACTGGTAAGGATGCTTTGACCTTTTCTAGTTCATCCATAGACCAGAACTCAGGCCATAAAGCGTTGTTGGTTTCAGGGAATATGGCTGGAAACTCTACTATTTCCCATTGGTCAGCAGATGACTCTTTCTGGGAATCTAATAACTTTGCGGTTAGATCTATAGAACTCCAACGAGTCATTACCAGTATGATAGCTCCACCTGGTTGCAAACGCTGTCTAGGTCCAGAAGTGTACCATTCCCAACACGCCTCCATAGCAGTAGGGCTAAGAGCGTCTTGCTCTGAATGAGGATCATCAATAATCAATAGATCCGCACCACGTCCCGTAATTGCTCCTCCTACACCTGCGGCAAAGTACTCACCACCTTTGTCAGTCTCCCAACGTCCTGCTGACTTAGAGTCTGCTTGTAATTGTGCTTTTGGGAATATCTGTTTGTATTCCTCAGTATCCATCATGTTACGCACTTTACGACCGAACCTTACAGCTAGCTCCCCTGTGTGAGTTGTTTGCATAATCTTACGTTTAGGCTGCTTACCCATAATCCAAGCAGGAAAGTAGGTAGAACAGAACTCAGACTTCGTATGTCTTGGTGGCATGTTGATGATAAGCCTATTGCATTTACCGTTAGCAACATCCTCTAGCTTTTGTGCAAATATCTTATGATGACGGCCACAAATAAACTCTGGCCACATGTGATCAATAAAGTCTAAGAATGTTTCTTGGCAACCATTTTGTTTTTTTAATAACTCTAGACGTTCTTTCAGAACTAAGGTTTCTTTAATCTCTTGATCGGAAAGGTGAGCTAGGTTCATAAGTTAGCTAACATATTTTCTATACTGACAGGACCACCATCTTTAAATGCATCTACGCCTTTATCTAAAACTAGCTTTCTTATTTCATCATCAATCTTAACGTAAGTGCCTTCAAACCTTTTGTCTATATTGTCGGTTTCAAACTTTTTAACGTATTTCTTAGGATCTTTACCCAATTCTTTAATAATTCTACCTATTTCATTTTCAGCTTCTTTGTAGGTTGTCTGTAATATGTCATAACCTACACCCCCTTCTTGTCCAAGTCTTTTGCCGGCTGAATCAAAATACATACCACTNTTNCCTTCTGTAACAGCTCTCAAGAAGTTAGANCTTATGGGGAANTTAGTGACATCACTTCTTGCNCCTTTAGCATAAGGATCTATTGCATACCCCTTGAGTAATTCAGGATTAATCTTAGTAGCTTTTTTAAGTATAAATAACCCATTACCAATATTAAAAGTTTGGTCGCTGTTGTTAACCATTTCATTAAAATATTTTAAAGCTCTTTCATTTGGTGTGCCTGGTCCATACTTTTGCCTTATAGGTCCTGTATTTCCACCACTTATACGTTCAAAGTCGTAGAATATTTCATCTACGCTTTTACCAAGTGATTCAGTAAACGGTCTTCCCGTAGCTTGTTCTAGATCTGTTTTACTCAGAGTATAGCCATCAAATTTATTAAATACTCC